CCAACAGTTACGTTAGAAATTTTACAGACCAAAGGCCTCGGGTCAAGCAACGCTTTAAACACCCCGTATTCAATAAATAATCAAAATTAAATACAATGAGGACTCTACGAATTAACCACAACTTAATTAAAATATAAAGAAAATAATACACACACTCTCGCAGGATTTTAACCCCACATATGAATGTGTGTGTACTACTATTAATTTGACACAACCGTCAAGTAGACATGTAACTTGCCAAACCTGCAAATCCAATATTGCCATTACTACCCTGAAAAGTTCCAGCAGGAAATGGAAAAATATAAAATGGTGTATAATCATCAGCAGCACCAATCATAGGATACACATAATTAGTGGTGGTAGGATACAAAACACTCCATTTTGGCAAATTAGGCGCAACTCCAGTTCTAATAGGAACAAATGCCCCAGCCGTAAAAAATGGCATTGTTAAACCAGCCGTTGGAATAGTTGGATGTGTACAATCAAAAGTAGGGTAATAATTTCCAGCTGAAGTACGCAAAAACAATCCAATAGAATTTGTATTGTTAGTAGCGGTCGTTTGATCAAAAATCTTAACACGCAAACTACCTCTACAGAACAAATAGAACAAATTGAACATAGGAACACCATTAATAGTATTTGACGATGCATATACCCAAGGTGGCAGGAAATATTCAGATCCTGATCCAGTCTGTTTCTTAATACCAGGCCACATTACATGCATAGCATCCAAAATATTCTCTATCATTTCACCACACACCACTCCTTTGTGACGATACAATGACATTGACTCATGCAAAGGGTGAAAGGGTCTCTTAAAGTCTTCACGTGGACAAAAATGAGTTTCAAATTCATAACTAGCAGGTGTAAAATTATAACATTGGTCCAACAACCCAGAATACTGTCTATCTTCAGCAGCAGCCTCATAAACGATAGCATAAATAGGAGAAGTGGCTCCTGCAATCGGTTGTGAAAAATTCAAGACACAACACCACAACGCAAATGTAGAATCATTAGTGGTGGCCATAATATTAACATTAGGATAAGCAGTTGTAGTTTCATAAACAGTTGATCCACTCACCTCTACGATCTCATGATAACAATATTGCCATATAGTTCCCGTAGCAGCAGCTGCAGCAGGAGCATAATAAAAAACAACACGCATGCTTTGCATAGAAGTACAAGAAAAATAAATCTTATGCTTGTAACCGCCGGAATGGAAAGAATGCATTTTCTGCAATACTTTATCATATGTTTGTCTCCCATTACCATTTAAATTCTCTACAATAAATGGAACTGTAGTAGAAAAAATAGAAAATACAGAAGTCATTTGTGGTGTTCCACTGATCGTGCTCAATAAAGTTTCATCTACACCAGGATTAAAAACAACTGGATCCGTAGTCACAGCATTCTCAGGATCATTACCTCCTGACTTAATATCAGAATATCCACGTCCAAAAAAATCAGAACGTAAATAATCAATACGTGGTGTGGCCTGCTGATCAAGCAAAGTAGGTTTATCCAACCCACGTCTAACACTAGACCGAATCCCTGCTGCAATTCTCGGAGCAGTTAAATTACCTCCTACACTAATATTAGCCTCAAAATCTTTAGAATAAGAGTTATTCTTAGACTTCATAGTGGCCTCCATATGTGCATGTTCAACAAACTCACCATCCTCATCCTCTTTAATAGCAGTTAATGCCGTAAGATAATATGGATACCAAGCTTCTGGCTCAATAAATTGAGCAGTAACCACCAGAGTAATACTCTCAGTAGTACCTTGAATATTCGTCAAGGGAGAAACTACCGTAAAAGTTAAACAACCAATCTCATCATTAGCCATACTAAATGTATCCATGGCTCGATACGGATGCAGAAATTTAAAATCTGCTGTAACAGCTCCAGAGGTCTCATAAGGAATGAGCCAATGTTCACGTCCACTACGGTCATATATATCATTAGTGTTTGTGTCCACAGAGAGTTTATATGGATACCAATCCATCATACAAACTCCATAATCAAAACTCGTACAAGATGGTCTCACTGAGACTCTAACACCAGCACGAAAATGCTTAAAATAATGGATCATGGCATTAATAAATGGAATATTAGTCAATGCCTGAGGAAAGTTCAAAACACCAATCTGTGTATTCGTAGCCATTGAAGAAGTAATGGTAAACGAACCAACTAAATATTCTCGTAAAAAATTTCCACTCATCTTATGCACTTCCATATTTAAAGATTCATGAATACCTTGTACCTGCTGTCCAGGCGTTGCATCATACTCTGTGGGATTAATATCCCTCATTGCACCCAGACGATTAGTTTGGGTATCACCGGCCTCATTAGGACCACGGTGTGTCATATCTTCATTACGACTCTCACTCACATTTTGTTCAGGAAATTGAACTACAATAGGTTTTGTGTCCCACGACTTACAAGATTCTTCACTAGTCACACAACAATGAGATGTAAACTCACTATGCATATCAAAGTGTACCCTTTTAGAGGTAACATACATGGACTCATAATAATACCAGTATGTTTTTGATTGCTCCCTTATTGCTTCATACAACTCGGGCATGCGATCTCTAACCGCACGAAAGTACAATTCTCTCAACTCACAAAATCGAGAGTAAGGTAGATGTGACGCTTCAATCATAAATGATTGAGCAGTTGACATAGCTACCAAACTCTCATTTGTCTTGCTATACCAATATGTTGATTCAATAATCACACGTTCATCCAACGGTGCACGAACAACACTATTATCAAGACGGAAAGTTCTGCCCAAGTATGAAATAGTAGACATTGTATCAACAACATCAAGTCTACCTTTCAAACTATGAGTATAAACCATACCAAAATGTTCCAAAATAAGTGGAGCCAAGTCAGCAACAGTAATACCAGGAACCTTGAGTCCTACCAAATTATCATCACCATAAACCGCCATCATAAAGTCAGTTTCTCTCATACCCATGACTTCAACAAATATGTAGTACAAGATACACATCAAGCAGACAGAATTTACAATAGAAGTGAAAGGATTTCCTGAAGGATTTCCACAAGACAACATGTAAATAACATCATACAAAATGTGCTTCGAACTCCAAATATGTTCCACCAATAGTCTACGTATTTCCGCATTGACGGGTCCATCATTATACCACTTGTTAACAATACGTAAATACACAAGAACTAAAACCTTTCTAATAGTAGCATCAAAATTTGTAAAATCACCAGAAATAAATGATTTTGCGCCTTCACTTATTCTACGATAGAGCATAGTCCATTCAATAGAATGTACATCAATACCCACACTAATAGGATGTGTGGCTGCTTTACTTTGTACATACATAGCAAAGTCTAAAAAATACATTCTAGCAATAATCAAATAGTGTAAAGGACACGTAGCAAAACCTCTGGTTTTTCCAGCCTTAACTTTTACCAATTTCAAGGTTTCGATCTTTAAACAATCAGCGAACACAACATCAATTTGTTCACCTTTTTCCAACTTAGCTAAATTAGAAAGTAAATAAGCTAAAAACCAAGAACTTGGTTCCATCCTATCACCCACTCTAGTAATAAATGGATTTTTGCCTCCAGTACCAGTAAGCTTAAATGGCCAACCAGGCGAAGAAGAATGCTTAATAGACGGAATACCACGAATAGGATCTCCATTAATAGCTTCATCAATTGTAAGAACTCGAGATCCTTCAATAGGAGGGTACAAATTTAAAAAGTATTCATCGAACCGTTCGGAAATTTGCATTTCTGGTTCAGGAGCTTGACTATATTTTGAAATTGCCAACATAACTGGATTAACCAAATTTCCTTCTTCATCTACAAAAGTATGCATACGTGATGGTAATTTAACAGGATCTCCACACCAACCAAACATTTTACTAGGTTTAATATCATTCTTGTTAGGAGGATAACTAGCCATATGTTCAGGAACTATACTATGTATTTCAAAAGGAAACGTTCCTGCGAAATGTGGAGTAAAATAATCTTCACTATCTTCCAAGAGCCCATCAAAACTCTCCTTGGTAAAAGGAAGCGCTATACCCCAACTATTACCATTAAGTGCTTTATCTCCTACATGAAAGCCAACAACATATGGTCGCCCCTGTGGACCTTCAATAACTACTGGCCCACCAGACTGACCCTTCTTAAGATCTCCAAAATAAGCAATAGGAAAATCTACAACATATTGAGGTTCATCAGGCTTAGGAGTTCGTGGATATCTAACTGGAGCATCACCACCAGGAGCTTTATTAACAGCAATCATACTAGGACAAGCATCACTCGTTAAAGTAAGCACTTTCATTGGAGAACCAGCAGTTATTTCTACTACTTGTTCCTGTTCAACAATATAATTATACATTGCTTTAGGACAGTTCTTACGATGTTCCAAAGTAAAAATAACTAGATCTTCACCAGACGCTTTCATTAACTCAGTTGGAAAAGGAAATCTTTGAAATCCTCCAATCCAACTAACTTTAAGCCAATAGTCATAACCATAAAATCTTTCAGTACCATGTGCCGTAGCTACAATAAATCCATCTTTCAAATGAAAACCAAGTGAGTGTCCAATTTCTTGTCCACTATTAGTTTGTACTTCCAAATAAACAAGAGTAGAACACAATTTAGTACAACACTGAATAAATGAATCTTCACTACCATGTACTACAAACTGTTCCACATCAGCATGAGGACGAAATGTAACTCTAGATTTCTCAAAAACTTTCTTTTTAGCACCTTTCCTCTTGCGAGCATGTTGCGTCTTATAATCATAAGTTTCTCCTGGATGACTATGTGCATCAACAACTGACTTGTCAGTAATACATAATTTCTGTGACAATACATACAAACCTATACCAGTTGTCGCTAAACCCATTAACACCATAAATCCTCTAAAGAAATTTACAACCTGTTCTCTATTCTGAGGATAAATAATCTTAACGTACTGATTAAATCGTTCCATCAATTCACTAAAGTCACTGTGAACAGTAACTCTAGCATCAATTTCAGCTAATTTTTCAGTAGAATAGTGATACTGTTGACCAAGAATAATTTGTCGCTCTCTACATTTTCGGGCGATTTTAACAATGTCCGCACCTGTATACCAACGATTAACAAATTCTGGACCAAAAGTACATACATCAACGCGATACCTCATAGTCTCAGGTTTACTTAAATGTGTAAACTCAGTCTGAGCATGTACTACAATATGTACACGACGCCAAAAAGCACGATTGTCTTCCAATCCAGCTATCAAATTACATTTCTCCACACCATTGTTTGCAACATTAGTAGACATTAACAAAACATCAGTATTAAAATATAATTTTCCTTTGGCTTCACATTCAGCTACATTGAGTGCATAAGCTACAGTATTAATCATGGAAATAACAGCTGCAGCAATTAACACACGGATAGCAACATCAACTTCTTTAAATATATCATCAATACAAACAAAGCGTTGGTGTGCAAATCCATCCCAATATGGACTATCAGTTTTATAAGTATAGGTCTCTTGAGCAGAATACTCAACACCTGATAAAAAACACCAATATTTCATAAAGAAAAGCAGCATTGCTGACTTCCCTGTATTGGGAGAACCTGTAAACATAATTGCTAATGGCGTAATTCTTTCAATAAGACCATTAATAATGGAATCAGCCTTAACAGCTAAAGCTTCCAATTTCAAAAATCTACGTTGAAAATGACCACGTAAATTATTAGTTAAAGTATCCATACGAATATTTAAGTGTAATTTTTTAGCAACTTCAAACTTACGCATAATCTCTTTACACAGAGCCAAATTGACAACCAGATTAGGTTCATTAAGAATACAATCATCGATGAACACTATCATCTCAGTAATGTCGCGAGTAAAAGCACTATGTTCAACATCAAATGGATCATAATCAAAGAACTCTCTACCAATATAGGAAACAACGCCTTTAAACATCGCCAACTTATCTTTCCAAAATCGTTCATTATAAAATAGATATTGAAATCTAGTCGTAGCATCTTTCATTTCTTGCAAAGATAAATCACCCGCACCAAACAAGGTAAATATACTCGTAAATGGAGCGAGGAAATCAAAGGTCTTCATATGAGGAGTAAACTGATCCATAGGTGGATCTATATCCTCTCCAGCATCAGACTTACGTAACAAATCAGCAAAAACATCACTACCAACAGTATAAAGTTGTTTACCAATATGAAAACTAACTTCCTGAACTCTAGTCATAGCTTCAGTGCTAAAAGTAGCAACAGCTTCAACTAGATCTTTAATTTTATCAGGATGCATAAGCACCAAATTTAAACTTTCATAGAGAGCAGCCTGAATATCCCCATGAATAACATGATATATCATAAAAGCTATAGTCTTGATCTCAACAGCAATAACTTGATGTTCAGCCTTCATACCACTAGAAAACATCTTCATGAGATCAGCAACAACGCTATCAACACCATCAATCGTCTTAATAACCGCATCACTAGTTCTTCTAGTATCAGACACTATACGCCCAACATCATTAAGACACTTTGTAATAACTGTCTCATTTTTATCCCACCACGGTTTAAAAACAACAACTATAGCAATAACAAATGAAAAGAATAAAAAACCACTACCAATGATAACACTTTCCACACTTAAATGTGGTTCAAAAGTTTCATCATTAAACGCCCAAACATTCTGTTCAGCAATCTTTAAACGCCGTTCCTTTAAAATAATCTTACGTTTAACACGTACCTTCAACTTCTTACAATTTAAAACTTCTACAGTATTTGAAGCACAATCTTTAATCGTACACATTGAGCTTAAGTATATATCATCAGTAATAGACTTTTTACTCTCACCGCTAGCAAAGCGTTCTTGAATATCAGGAGCACGCATAGTATTACGAAATGTACGAGTGACATTTGCCTTATAAACTCGTTGTTCAGACGGAGTTAATAGAGAATACTCAAAATATTCTCCAGCAAAACGTAACATAGTACTGCGTAATTCTAACAACATTTCACGGAAAACCAATAAAAATCGTTTTTCATCCGTAATATCATAATAGAGCCACTCAGCTTTAATGAAAGGAACAAACCATGACATTTTGGAGTAATTTGGATTATCATCCTTGTTACGCCACATATAACACTTATTAGAAATAACTTCCAACAACTCATCCTTAGTACAATGGTCCAAAATTTTTTGTCTACAAATAGACTTAATTTTCTGAACTGACATCATATGAGAGTGCTTATCACACTTCAATAAAATGTCATATAATACATTAGGAACAAACGACTGCGTAACCAAAGGGGGTACCTTAACCACACCCTTGCTAGAAAGAACAGGTTCAAAATGTTTCTTAGGAAAATCTGGAAAAGAAATCAAAGGATGCTGATCTAATTTAACAAAAGTAGGCAACACATAATCATGTCCTCGAAGTTTAACTTCAGGAGCCACAATCTGTGACGTAGCCAAAAACTCTTTCAATTTTTCAACACCATGAAGATCCAAATTCCACACATAACGTATTTCATTAAAGCTCCTCTTAAAATTAAGAAAATTCAACTTATGTTTCTTATCTAAGAACTTGGTAGGATTAAATCCTTTATATGAACCAAGTAACATAGGAACATCCTCAAATTTCAAATCCATCAGAAAAGCGTTCAACAAAACACCGCGATGAAATGGTTCGTCAAATACATTACCAATAGGTGGTTTAAACACCTTAGGCACAGGGCCATATACTCTGGCAATGGGATCATCAAAACACACATCCTCAAAAACAGGAGCCACCATTTTAACACCACTAATGTGATATTCTCGGTTCTTCCTAGTATTTTTAGTAGCACGGGTGCCTCGACGAACAACTTCTTTCATTCGTCCTGCATTCAATCGTGCCCTAACAATATCTTTCTTCTCTTCACTATCATCACAATGAGGAGTAAATCGATAACTTTGAGAAGGACAACCTTCTTGGTAATTATATCTACGATGTCTACACAAAAGAGTAGGTAAATTTCTAATTCTATTCTCTTCACATCTTTGACCAATAATCTGATAAATTCTAGACACAACCCAATTAAGTTCATTAACAACTTCTCGCAATGCATACCGCCAACGTATATATCTTTCATCCATTTCTGCTTTAGAAACTGGAGGATACACACGCTCTGAAACAGGCATGCGTGCGCGCGCTCTCTGCGCTTGCACATTAACACGTGCTGTATATAAATCTCGTTGTCTCTTCATCTCAATAGGCCATAGCCTAATAAATTCAGCAACAAAACAAAATACAAACACGACTGTGTTAATAAATAACCACAGCTTCAATAATAACCAAAGTAAACCAACTACTACTAAAACCGCACCACGAATTGCACGTGGGATTCTCTGGGCAATGCCCATAAGTTTCTGTATAGGAAACGAAACTACAATAATTGTGTTTAGGACCACAATCAGGTCACAACGATATATATTCTCAGTAAAGTAGAGATAGAAAATTAATCTCTCTACAAGACCGAACGAAATAATTAGTGTACTGGTTCGTATACAGTAAATCGGACCACTAATTAACGTAATCACAATAGCACCTTCCCTGTGTACCTCACCTCGCAAGATTTTAACCTCACATATGGTTTCGCATACAAATACGCACGGAAAAACAAAATAGAACACACAAATAGAAGAGTAACTACACACTACAAAGTCACATTGACATGAGCCTAGGACAAAGTACGGGACTCGAGTTGAAAAACACAAATTAATGTGTTGCACGCAAACA